AAGTTCCCGCATCCGTAAGAGGGTGTCATCAGGCAAGGCCGAAAGGTCAAGATCAGGGTCCGTGACGATATAGTCGGGGTAGCCCATGTCAAACAACTGCTGCGGGATTTGGGCCTGCCATGCTACGAGGTGGCCGAAGTTGCCACCCGTGCGGATTACTGCAACCTCGTTGGCTTCCAGTTTCAACTGCTCGTACCATTCCAGCGTGGGGCCGTAGGTGGAATCGTTGTCCACGATTAGGATGGGTCCAACCCCAGGCATCCGCATCAGTTTCTTGACCATCGCCTTCGGCCAAGTATAGAGGTTGAAGTTGGTAATGATGACGGGGATTTTGGCCATGGCTAAAATGTGATGACGAACTTATCAGGCGCAGGCCATCCCGCGCAGGAGTTATAGACGGTCATGCCTTCACGCTTCCCAATCCAATGCTCGGCCTGCCAGCGGTGTTCCCTTACGGGTTCCCCAAGTTCCCGAATGTGGGATGACTTGGCCCACCAAAAAGTCCCCGCAAAGTAGGGGTAACCGTCGGGGTTGTTGTGGTCAGCGATTTGGGGGAACTCTTCCTTGGTCAGCCAATAGGCTCCCACGCAGTCCACATTAGCGAGTTCTGCAATGGCCCGCTCCCATGCGACGATGTTAAAGAATATCATGGACCTGCACCAAAGTTGGTTGATGAGGGATGGGTCGGAACTGCCCTTGGTGTGGGCGTACAGGTAGGCGGCATCCTCGGTTTGGCTCGCCTTGTACATCTCGGTCAGCGTTGCTTGCTCCCAAGCGTTCGTGCGGGTTACCACGACCTTAATCTTTGCCGCCACGAGCGAGTTGTCCAAGATTTCCTTGACCACCTTCCGCTGGTCGGGAGGCCCGACAATGCCAACACGAATTTCGTCAAGTTGCTCAATCAGCCCGTAGTTGCACAGGGCCATCATGTGTTGGTGCATGATGAGTTGCCATTGGCCGCCTCCGCCGCAGTAAATGTGGTAGTAGTGGATGAGTTTCATAGTAGGGAAGCGATTGCAAAAATCAAGACCAATAAGAGAAAGAATCTGCCAAAAATCAAAAGCAAATCAATGATGGATTCGAGGTTCATGCCCCAAAGTTACACCACCAAGTACTTCCCCGAGTTACTGACGGCCAATTTGTTGAGGGCCACATAGCGGAGCGCATCGCAGGCGTGGTTGTAGGAATCAATCGGGACCCCCGTGTCCTTGCCATCCTTGTCGGTGGCCCAGGTGTAACTGCGCAGTTCTTTTATCAAGTTCACGGAATCCTTGGTGACATGAAGGTTGAACCGCTTCACGATGTCAATCCCCTGCCTGACGCTATCGGGTCCCTTGGATGCGGGCTTGATATTGAATCCGAGGCGGTAGATTTCCTCAATGCTCTTCGGTTCTGCGGAATCGGCGACGATTTCCCAAGCCCTCGTAATGCCGAATTCCTTCAGCCTTGTGGCGATGTCGGAGTTGGTGAGCCCCCGATGGTAGAGCAGTTCGTGAATAAACAAGTCATCCCCCCTGCGGTACACGGCGACCAAGGCCGTAGGGTCGTTGCTGAACCCCCAGTCAAGCCCGTAGGCGACGAATTTCATCGTGGATGGGTCTATACCCTCAACCACCGTGTAATCGCCGTAGATAGCCCCTTGGAGCGTCCCGACTTGACCGAGGCCGTACACCTTCCACCAGTTGGCCCAATAGGCCGAATGCTCCGCTTTGGCTCGGTTTAATTCAATATCGTTCCGAATAGTATCGGGAAGGGCTTCGTTGTCTTGGTATGTGAGGATGAGGAACTCTGCATCCGTTTCGGGCAAGACCTCGGTGTGCGCCCAAAATTCGTGGGTGGGGTTGAAGTCAATGTAAATCTCCTGACTTGTACGAATCGCCAACTGATAGTACGAATCGAAGTCGATGTTGTTGGCCTCGTTGATGTAAAGTACCTGCCTCCTTGCCCCTCGGAGCCGTGCTTCCGAATCAGCCGAGAAGAACTCAATCGTGGACCCGTTGGCGAAGTTGTACTGCAGCAGGGTCTTGTTCCACCTATCGGGAACCCACCTGTGGGTCCATTGCATAATCTTGGCGAAGTCCTTGATGGCCCCCCGTCGCAGATGAGGGACGGATTCGGACACCACCGAAATCTCCGACTTGGGATGGCGGGCCGCATGGTCAATGAGCACCGCAAGGATGCCGAAGGTTTTGGACGCACTTGTCCCGCCTTGTATCACCTTCTTCCGAGCGGTCATCGCCCGAATCTTCTTGATAGCGGTGGTGTACTTAAAGTCCATCCCCGAAGAGGGGTTGCTCAATCGTGATACTCGTTTCCTGCTTTTCCACCAAGCCGTTCAATCGCTGGGTGATGGAGGGGTTGTACTGACCAACCATGCCACCCTCAATTTGGTCTTTGCGGATGGATTTCTTAATGCGTGAACAGACCTCCGAAAATTGGTCGTATTTGCCGTCCTTGTTTGTAAAGTACTCGTCCGCTCCACTTCTTACATCCAAATCCCACATGAATAGTTGAAAGCCTTCCATTGTCAAAGGACGCTGCAATGGCTCAAGTTTTTGTTCCCCATCCTTGCCCACAAAGACGGTCTTGAGGCGTGGGTTTGCCTTGACTTCTTCGGCATACTTGACGAATGCGTCCCAAAGGTCTTGAGGTGTTTCAAACGACCGTGGCCTTCCTGCTCCCATCAGTATTCTATTTTGTCAATGAGTTCGTCAATCTTGTCCACGATTTTCATCTTGACCGCAAATGCGTTGGGCGAGTTGGATTCCTCCACCGCACCAATGCAGTCGCAGAGGGTGGTTATCACCATCATCAGCGAATCCATGCGGGCTTGGACTTGCGCCTCATCGTTGGGGGCTTTAGTCGAGTTCGCCAAGTTCTCGGAGTTTATTCCTGCTCCACCCAAGGGCCGCTTTGCCACCCCATAGCAGGTAGGATATGTAGCCGCAGTCGCTGGAACTGTCAGCGTTGTCGTAGTAAGTTTCTGCACGGGAAAGGTAGGAGTGCATCCGTTTAACCGTTTCAAGGGAAATCCCCTCACCGCTTGCGAGTTGCTGCGCCCTGACCTTACCCGTCTGCGTGGCGCACTTGTTCCCGTTGCGTTCGTTAAGTTCAATGCCCCGCTTGGCGTTATTGCGGACACCTTCGCCGTAGTCGGCGTAGGTTTGGAATTGGTCACGGGTTGGGGTTGTTGAGGGCATGGGTAACGGTCTGCTGGTTGGCTTCGGCGAATTGGTCCGCCTCTTGGTAAATGTATTGGAGAGCCGATTTTACGCAGTCAGCGCACCACCAATTCGTATTGGGTCTGCCGTGGGCCACCAAGATTGTCTGCAAGTCGTGGACCGCTTCGGGGGACAACCGCATAAACAGGGCGGCTTGGTATTGTTCCCAGTAATGGCGGTGCTTGGTGGCCAGCAGGTACTCGTCTTGCGTCATCGGTTGGTCAGTTGCAGGATGACAACGGTTAGCCCCGCAGAGGCGAGGCCGTACACGGGAGCAAGGACCCATCCGCAGGTGGACCAGGTCAGCAGGACCGCCACCCAAAAAGTGAGGCAAGTCACGCAAGAGAACGGCTTGTGACGGGCCAACCAGGTCTTGTACCAAGCCTGCGGCAGGACACGGTACTCGGCGATTGCGAGGGCGGTGAGGCTACTTATCAGCAGGGGAAATATCAGCGTGTCCATGGGATTGAATGGCGGCCTTGATTTTGGCCTTGGCTTGGTCAATGGAATAGATTATACTGCGGTACGGAATGCCCGTGTCCCGTGAAAGTTTCTTCATGTTCCCCGTGCGGAGGTGCAGGCGGAGCAGTTCCTTGTCATACGGGAACGCCCCGTCCTTCGCCCAAGTATCCATCTCGGCTTCGGCAATGGCCCACAGGTCGTCCATCAAGGAATCGTATTCGGACTGGGGTATGGGCGAATCGGGGTCCAGTTCCTCCAGCAAGTCGTGGTGACGGTACTTTTGGGCGAACTGGTTGTTCTTGCCTCGGTAGAGGTTCAGCAGCAACCGAACCACATAGAACTTGAAGTAGCCCTGCGACTGGATTTGCAGAATCTTGGCGGGGTCTTTCTCCAGCAGTATGAGGACGCATTCCTGTTCCAAGTCCCTCCAAAGCGGGTCGCCCCCCGTTATGGTGAGGCAAGCCTTTCGGATTTCACCCGTGCGGTAGAGGTCCAGTATCGTTTGTTCTGCGGATGCCATGCACAAAGATTGCAAAAAAAAGGGGTCAGCGGTTAGGCCGACCCCTTGGGGATGTGTGCGGTTTTGGGCTATTCGGTGGGCGGAAGTTGCAGAGTGTCAGTAATATACGCCCCTTCTGCGGTCTGCAAATACTCTTGGGCGTTGTTGAAAACTTGCCTCCGCAGGTAGCGGAGTTGGGGCTTCGCTTTACAGTCGTTGTGGAAGGATTCCAAGTTGATGATGATTGTGCTATAGTGGCGGTTCAACTCCTTCCCAATAGCCATGAAGGTGAATAGGTACTCGTTGTAGGCGATGTCGGCAACGATGTTCCGAGCGATGACACAGGGCCGTTCCCGTGACGAAGACCGCACCTGGTCGGGCGTGATGCCGAATATAGCGGCGGTGGTGTCAACGAGGTGGTGAATGAGGGCTGGGGTCATTTGCTGGGGGGTGGGGGTTCGGGAAGTGGCATCCAATGGGTCACTTGATTTTTTGTTGGGTATGTTTTATCAGCATAATGAATGCACCACTCTTGTATAGATTCCGTAAAGAACCCAACCAGTATATCTACACCAAAAGCGAAAAATATTACATCTTCCCCGTCTTTCGGCATTCGGTCTTTGCAGGCTATCCAGGTCATGGCTTAAACGATTTCGGGGATGGGCATCCAATAGTTGACTTCACGGGGAAACCAAGAGTGATACTCGGAGTACCACTTATTGTAAGTAATATCATACCAAGCAACGATTTGATATCCTTCGTTGTCAGTAATCAGCACGGGTTTGCAATCTTCGGGCATTTTGTCTTGGGGGCGTATCCAGGGCATAGGTTAGGGGTTTAAATAGTTTTCAATCATTTGTATTCTCGTTCCAATCCATCGCATCACAGGCACGGCCATTGAGTTCCCGCAAGCCTTGTACCTCGGTCCATCGGGGCATTGGTCAGCAGGTTTGTTGCGATAGGGAATCTTTGTCCAATCATCGGGAAAACCCTGCAACCGTTCGCATTCCTTCGGTGTCAGCCTACGAATAGCCATTGTCTGCAACACCGCCCCGTAATGGTTCACATCCGAAGCCGAAGAACCAATCGTCTGCGAGGTCTTCTCATTGATGGTTTGGTTGAAGCAGTCCACGGCAATGGGTTGAGCGACTTGCTTTACTTCTATCGCAAGACCTCTACCCGACTCAAGGTCATCGTTTCCAATTCCCTTGTAATCCCTTTGCCTTAAAGTCCCGATGGTTTCTCTTCCATCAGGGCTTGTCGCTCTAACCCACCAAGAAGGCTTGAATCCAACAATGGCTTTTCCTTCTTTAACCCACTGATCACTCCCCAGCTTTTCATTATCTTTAGCGCATAGCGTTGCCATTAATTGGGGATTTAACCCTGTCCCATAGCTTGTTGCTCCAACGCCTCCTTGAGCATCGGTGGGAGTTTCTTGCCTCTTCGCTCTGCTCGATTTAGAATCCCTTTGCAGGCTTTCGGACTCAAATAAAACCGCTGCGGCAGGTCGCCAATCTCCAAGGTATCCGACAACAAACACTCTTCTGCGTCTTTGTGCGACTCCGAAGAATTGAGCGTCAAGAACCCGATAGGCGAACCCATACCCGAGTTCGCCCAACGCCCCGAGGAAGGTTCCAAAATCCCTTCCTCCGTTGGACGACAAAACGCCTGGGACATTTTCCCACACAATCCACTTGGGACGGCGTTTATCAGCGATTGAAAGAAAGGTAAGCATGAGGTTTCCTCTTGGGTCAGCAAGACCTTTGCGAAGTCCTGCAACGGAGAATGATTGACATGGGGTTCCTCCCACGAGAAGGTCAATTGGTTGTTCATTGAAAACTGGGTTTTGATTTAGTTGGGTCATATCCCCAAGGTTGGGGACATCGGGAAAACGATGCTTTAGAACTGCGCTTGGGAAATGTTCAATCTCGGAGAACCATTGTGGTTTCCATCCGAGCGGATGCCATGCAACGGATGCGGCTTCAATGCCCGAACAAACGGAACCGTACCTCATGCGTTTTTGGCTTGAAGGATGCGACCGAGCAGGGTCCAGTTGACGGACCACGCCTTGATGGTTTCGGAGCGGTCGGGCTTGCTGCAAGACACGCACTCCTTGCGGATGTGGATTTGCCAGCGGCGGAAATCGGTGGGGGTTGGTTTCATTGAGTTTGGTTTAGGTTCAGCAAACATATACACAACCTACCCACATTCAGCCAACACCTGCTGAAATTCCTCCACCGAGCGGATGACTACATATTTGTAGCCAACTGCCTCCACGACCCCCTGCCACCATTTCTGCGATAGGGACTGTTTGCCCTTGGGGTCTTTGAATTCCAAGAACACGGCACCAGCGTCGGACAAGTATATCATGTCGCTCACCCCCGCAACCACGCCCATCGCTTTCATGACGCTCCCCGCATAGGCAGACGGTGCGTTATTGTTTACTGTAAACAATCGGCCCCGCTGGTCGGGGAAGTTGTTCCAGTGCCATTGAAAGCACTCGGCTTGAATCTTGAACTCTTGCATGAGATTATTTGAGGATTGGAAAACGGTCTTTGTTGTGGAAGGCCCAGCCTGGCTTCCATCCCATGTAGCGGATGAACTCCAAGGCTTCGGCTTTGCTCTTGCATTGGTTGTGCAGGACCCAAAACGGTGAAATTACTTTGGCCTTGGCCAGTTGTGCCTTTTGGTACATGCTGCTGGTCGTGGCCAACTGCATGCCCTGCGCTTTGGTCATGAGGTGCAGGTCCACCATCTCGCCCTGCTCTTGGGGCTTGCGCTGGTACTCGTAGCCGCAATGCTTGCACTTCATCGCCCCCACGGGGATAATCGCCTCGCATCCCTTGCAGTTCTTCGCCCCGCCAACGCCATCGGATTTCTTCTTGCGTTTCTTTTTGAGGGACCAGTCACGGCTTGCTTCCCAAAACCCGTGGTGGTTCACATTGTTGCCGAAGTCAAGGATCGTGAACTCCCGCTTTGTTGGTGTCACCCTGGAACCACGGCCCACCATCTGCATAAACAAGGGAAGGCTTGCGGTCGCACGGTAAAGGATCACTACCTCAATGGTTGGCTCGTCAAATCCCGTGGTCATAAGATCGCAGTTGCATAGGATAGCGTCGGGCGTGTGCTTGAACCATTCCAACACATCGGCCCGTTCCTGCTTGCCCATGGTCCCATCCACATGACGGGCGTTATGGCCTGCGTTCTGCAAAGCGGCGCAGACCTCCTTGCTCGATGCAATGTTGCTGGCAAACACGATGGCCTTCTTGCCCCTGCAATGCCTCCCGTAATTTTTGACAACGCCGTCAAAAACCCTCCGCTTGGAGTACACGGTGGCCATCTGCTGGGTGTCGTAGTCATCGCCCCACATCCCGATTCCCGATAGGTCCAAGTTTGTCCCGTAGGTGACGGGACTGGCAAGGAACCCTTGGCGTATCAGTTCCCCGACCTGCACAGGGTTGTGGAGCGTTTGGTAGAACTTGGATAGGCACTCTTGGTTCCCACGACGCAGTGGCGTTGCAGTAGCCCCGATGACCACGGCCTTGGCGGGGATGCTTGCAAGTAGCGGATTGAAGGTCTGCTTGTGGGCTTCGTCAATGATCACCAGGTCCATGCCCGCCATTAGGTCGGCATAGTCGGCCTTGTTCTTGCGTCGGGCGTAGGTCTGCGCCATAGCAATGAAGCAGTTCCCCGAAACATCCAGTCGGGGCTTCCCTGCTTCAATAAGGGTCGGCAGGATCCCGAACTGATCCAGCGCACCGTTGGATTGCTTCAGCAGTTCAACCCGATCGGTGAAGATGATGCACCGTTTCCCCCGCTGGAGGGCCGATGCCACCATAAAGGTGAACATGACGGTCTTGCCGCTCCCCGTTGGGGCGCATAGGATGATGTGCCTCTTGCCCTCTGCGATACTTGTCCGCATTTGGTCAATGGCTTGGTTTTGGTAGGGTCTAAGCGTAGTCACTTGTAGTCACTTTGGTTTTTGAGAAGTGACTACAAAAAACGCCCTTTTTGATAGCGTGGAGGCGGTTGTAGTCAGTGTAGTCACTTGTAGTTACTTTTTTTCTTATGAGTAGATATACATCACACATGCACACACGCACACGCTCGTATATATTGCCAATGTAAAATAGGGGTCAAAACTGACTACACTGACTACTTAAAACGGAATGCCTTGATTAGTAGGCGTTTGGGCGTAGTCACTTCTTTCGTAATTTCTGACTACAAAATAGCATCCAAGGAAATTCCGCTCCCTTCGGCATACTTTTTGACACCCAAGCGACTTTAGGATGGCTCCAAGTTTGTGTGCGGACACATGCTGGCGGGTGCAGGTTTCAATGACATCCTTGATCTCGGAGTTGGTCAGCCACTTGCCTTCGGGGTCGTCGCTCCGCTCGGGTATGGTAAACAATTTAAGCAGGAGTTCTTTCTCCACGGCGGGCTGGACATTCAGTTGGGTCCGATCGTTGAGGATTGCTATCTCGGCTTTGGACAACTGCCAGGCATCGCTTCCGTGGGTTTGGATGGCATGGTAGCACTCAATGAATAGGTCGGTCTTGTCAATGGCATCGTAGGCATCCCAGTCAATGCTTGCGGCCACGACGGGAAGGATCCGTCGGTTCCCCGTCGGGTCGTTGATGACTTCCTCGTCGTTGGATGTACCGCAAAGGACCGCATAACGGTTCAAATCTTCGTGGACCCGTCCGTAAGGCTTGCGGATGCTGAAGGTCTGCTTGGAGGATAGTTCCTTGAGTTTCTTGGCTTCCTGCTTGGATTTGCCCCCGAACTCGTCGTCGCACAGGATAATCTTCTTGCACATTAGAATCTCGTCGTCCTTGCCTGCATCCAGTTTGGATTCCCCGTAATAGGACCGCAGTTCGGCAGGGAGCAGGTTCCTGAAAAAGTTGGTCTTGCCGATTCCTTGATCGCCGCATAGCACCAAGATGGCAAGCGAGTAATCGCCTTGCATGCTTGCAACGACGGAGCAGAGCCACTTGTAGATACACATCTGCACGAATGCGTGTTCTTGGGTAGTGCTGGTGATCGTGTTGGTCAAGGCTTCAATGCACCCCTTCGGTTGGCGGTGGCCGTTCTTGGCGAAGAACTCAAGGAATGGATTGTAGGTGACGACAAAATCCGAATCCACGATGGCGTTGACCAGTTGCATGTTGACCTCCTTCTTGCCGAAGTTCTCCAAGCATGCGACATAGATGTTGTTGAGATCCGTATCGTTAATGGGTTGGCCGTTCAGTTCGATGTTCCTGGTCACGGCGTTGCGGCGCAGATCGTAGGATCGCAGGTAGGCTTTGATCTGCTTGATGGGCGAATCCTCGGTTGATGCGGTTTTCAGTTCATCGCTATCCATTTGCATGGTGTGTGCAACGATTTCATCTAACTGCTCGACATCAATCTGATCAATCTCCCGAAGGATGCGGACCGCCGTTTCGGTGGCTGATGCGATGTCCTTGGGTCCTCCGTTGGTTCCCACCCGCATGCGGTGGGTCTTGGCGGTTGACACGATGTGGCGGGTTTGCGGGGTTTGGATTTCAACGCCCGCATTCTTAGCCAGCCACATGAAGGATGCAAAGGACACGGAGTTCTGCTTGGTTTGGCAGAGGGCTTTGTACTTCCGATCGCAGGCTTGCGGATCGTACTTCGGGGATATGGCTGACACCCGATGGAATAGGTCCGCACCCATGTCCTGGTACTTTGCGGCAATGGCAAAGCCGATCTTCACCCAGTCCGCATAGGAGTTGGTAAGGTCAATTCGTTTGGCTTCAATCTGCTGGACGATATGCTCCACATCATGCTCGCCGTGGGGATAGAATTTTGGTGCAGGTGTTGCCTTGGCTTTGGGTAGGTAGGCTTTGAATACGGCCACCTTGCGTTCGGTGTGGTAGGCTTCGGGATCAAAACTGACGAACCGCAGGCGGGACACATCCTTGCATGCAGGGTCAATAATGATGTGGTACTTATCGGCCAATCGTTTCTCCAGTGCGAAGAAGGCCTCCAAGTGACGATCGGGTTCAATGCGGTAATAGGCGGCATACCCTTCCCCCCCTGTGGACTTGTGCATGGCAAGCAGAAACTCGTCATTCAGCAGAGCCTTCATGTTCACGCCTTCGTTGTCCTTGGCATCAATGTCAATGCAGAGGATCCCCGAATGGGTGTCAAGGCCATCCCTGCCCTGCTTCTTAAACTTGCCGCTGGGTGTAACGGCAGAAAGCCTGCGTTTGGTTTCGTCGGTCTTGGACGCACGGTATGCGGTCACCTCGTTATACCAATACCCATCACGGATATTGGTGATGTACTCCGTAAAGTCCAGGTGATCGTCGGGAGTTGTGTTCCGTGTTGCCGCTCCTTTTGCGGCCTTGAATAGTGAAATTGTTGCCATGGCAAAGAAAAAAAAACCCTGACTGATTGCAGCAGCCAGGGCAGGGGTTAGAGAATGAACCCTTTATCGGAAGCACCATTTGGCTGCAATTTCAAATGGGCTATAGTAGTAAATGTAATTAGTTCACAAAGTTACACTAAAAAGGCATATCACCATCTTGAGGGGCAAAATTCCCGCCGCTGGTCTGCTGGTTCATGGGTTCCACTTTGCCTGACAAGAACCGCTTGCCGCTCTTGCCTTCCTTGACCCATGCGGACAGGCGCATCTTGGTTCCGTCGGGGAGGACGATGTCGCCCTTGTAGTCGGGGCGTTTTGGATTGTCACCTTTGTCGTTGGCGAACAGGGAGAAGGTGTTGGGTTGGGGGGTGTAATCGCTCATGGGTTTTGGGTTGGGGTTTGGTTAGGTTGAATTGAGTATTTGCAGTTTTCCAGTACGAGCCAATTAGAGGCCCGCAAATCGCTTAGGATTCGGTAGGTGGTACGAATGGTCACACCAAGCACTTCGGCGAGTTCTGTGGCCCTGTATGGGCGTTGTGCGAGGTACGACACGGCGTAGATGGTGGCGACCCTTCGTTGGATTTCTTTTCCTTTGGGTTTGGGCATGGTTAAGTGGTCTTAAAAGTAACAGCGATGCTTGGTTTTGTCCCTTTGGCGGGACATACGGGGACCGCTTCGCCCGTTGATTCGTCGTACACCGTTGCCTTGCCAGCGTTGCGGAAGGCCATCTTTAGCAGTTCCTCACGGTCCTTTATGCTTGATTGCAAATAGCGCCATTGCTGGTCGTGCGAGTAGTCGGGCGTGAGCGCCCCCTCCTTGACTTGGATTTCAGCACCGAAGGCGGAGAAGGTCTTGCCGTGCTTTTCGGCTTCATCCCTCACGATGTCATCGGTTGCTTTGAGGACTTGCTCCAAGGCTTTGACGACCGCTTTGAGGCGTACATGGGCGGCGATGGGGTTGACCTCGCCTTCCTGTATTCGGAGGATAAGGCCAGCGGCGATGTCGGCGATGTCTTGTTTGGAGATGTCCGACTTGGGGATGGTGACTAAATGGTTCATGGGTTAGTGATTGGGCGGGTTTGGAATAAGTTAACAAGCGTGCGGATATTCCCATCCCAAATATCTTTGGGAAGGTGCATGGACAGGTTCCACAACTCTTTTTGGGTGAGGTCTTGGAACCAGTCCTTTTGTTGCAGGACTTGGAGCAACTCATTGATGGTCGTGGAATACTGCTCACGCTCGTTCATTAGGGCAACGAATGCGTCTGCGTTGAGGCGGGATAGTAGGTTGGTCATGGCTTAGCAAGTTGATTTTGAATGAATTGAATGCCTTTCTCAAAGCGGGCGGGGGTCATTTGGTCCAGGTCTTTGAGGAACCGCTCCTGCTGGTCAGCGGGGAGTTTCTGCACCAACTTAATGAAGTCCGCCCGTAGCGTTGCGGCGGTGAGGTCGTCGTAGGCGGGAACCAATCCGAGTTTGTCGGTCAAGTCATTGAACTGGTCCTGCTTGGCGATGGCCATCTGCACCTCGTTAGCACTTGCGATGCTCGTTTCAATCCCGATACCCAAGGCGGCCAAGGCACGGCCAAAGGCAGAGGTTTCGCAGTTTTCTACATAACTCGTTTTGTTTATCATGGAACTGGTGCGGTCCTCATGGGCGTGGCCCGTTGCACGGATGCGGCCATCGGCATCCCGAATGATCGCCTTGATGCAGCAGCGGTCGGGTTGCAGGTCAACAAAGTCGGATTCGATGGACCAACCTGCATAGGCTGGCGTGTTGCGGAAGAAGAG